TTACGTTTTCTACGCAATACTTGCCATTAAAATAATTATCTAAAAAAATAATTTCTTCATAAAGTTTTAAATCAGGATAGATTGCTTTAAATGTATCTCTTGATTTTTGTGTAATTCTAATTTTACTATGACTTGGACAAGGTGGAAAACTCCAAATAAAATCAAATTCTTTATAGTGTTCTAGCAAATACTGATGTGCATCTGCTATTACAACTTTGTCATTAGGAAACCTCTCTTGATAAAGTCTAGCTAATTCAATATCTAATTCAACTGCTGTTACTTCTATATCATCCTTAACTTCATTCCACTTATATCTGTTACCACCTAGACAAGCATATAGATTTAATATTTTCATCTTAAAGATTCTAATACCATTTCATAAAATTCTTCTTCATTGTTTTCTGTCCATTCTTGTATCTGCTGTTCAGTCATTTCTTTACCATTTTCATCTTCTGCATAACTGATAAAAGCATCACAAAAGTCTGGGTAATCCCAAGATTTTACATCTTCTATTTCGTAGTCTGTTAATTTCATTTTTATTTATTTTTAATTTCTAAAACTTTTTCCTTTTATTATTACCACCTTACATTTTCTTAATCTATCTAAAGTCCTTTCATCATATCTTTCTTTAAGTGAATTAGGAGATAAATTAGTAGTTATTATTAATGTCTTAGAACTGTCCTCTGCATAAGAAATAGCATCAGTAACAGCATCTATCTTTGTTCCGTAATCATTCTTTATGCTTTCAGTACCTAGATCATCAATTATAATAAAAGGTGCAATATTTCTTTCTACTGTTCCTAATTCTTTAGCAGGAATACTTCTAAGAACTTTATTTGTTTTTGTCCTAAATATAGCAGGTATAACATAATTAAGTATTGTAGATTTACCTAAACCACATTCTCCCATAATTATTAAACCCTTTCCTTTTGTATCTACCATCCAATCAATTATTTCATCATAAGCTGACAAATGCTTGTAAGTATCAAAAGTTCTGTCATAGTATTTAAATGCTTTGATAAAGTCTTCTTTTAAGTTTTCTTTGCTTCCTAGTTTATACCTAATGTAAACTTTAGGTTGTAAGTATTCAGCATCTCTAAATGTTTCTTCTATTGTTCTCATATTATTTTAAAATGTGCCATCTCCATAGTCTTGACCTTTCTTATGCCAATGTGCCGTAGATCTGTCGTTATTATTATTATTTTTATCTTCTCGTTTTTCCCAAGTTCTAACACAAGCTTTCCAATTTTTCATCTTATTGCTTCCAACCATCCAATCTTTACTTTCGTAAAAATCAATAAAGGCATCTGCACATACTTTATTTTTCCTTTCATTACAATATTGATGTACTTCTTCAACAGTTGGTTTTTTAAAAAAAGCCTTTTTATTACTATCTGTAAGATTAGTATTACTATACGTAGTATTAGTATTATCTGTATAATTTTTTAGACTAGGGTTGTCTAATAAATTGATAGACCTAGACAAAATTTCTTTACTACCTGGTCTATATTTTACAACTCTTGTTATGTAACCATTTTTCTCTAGTAGTCTTAACCAATTCTGTATAGATGCCCTACTAACCTCATAAAGTCTGCAAAAGTATTCTGTTGAAGCTTTACAGTTACCATTCATATTGCACAAAGCAGTTATCTCAGCATAAAGTAATTTAGCATTAGGTGTTAGTTTTTTACTGTATCTTACTTTAGCTGGAATAATTGCGTAGTAGTTTGGTTTCTGCATTATATAATATTTATTGTATAGTGATAATTCTTCATTGCAAGTTTAACATTTTCTATTTGATTAGAAAAATCAAAATATGTAGTTTTAATAATACAGATTGCTTTACCGCTTTTAACTTCTATTTTTACATCAGAGTTGTCAGATTCAATAACTCTATTTTGTTTTAAGTGGTTTTTCATTTGTCGATTATTAATAAATATATCTTTTTTACCATCAATATTTTTATACTCTTTATAAATTTTTGTAAAAGCTTCTCTATAAACTGCACAGTGTTTAAAGTTTTTATCGTGATTATTTTGGTAGTGATATGTAACAGCTCTATCTCTATTTAAAACTTTAGCTATTATTTTTCTATTAATATTTTCTTCAGTTAAACCTATATAACCTGCGACAGATCTTGACACTTGTATCTTTCTAATTCTATTTTTAAAAGATAAAGAGCCATTAGGCAACCCCATTACTCTTGTAGTGAGGTTGCATATTGCTTTAAAGTTAGTTTCTTCAGTCATCTTAAAATGGTAAATCTTCAGGCATAGTACCTGTAAAATCTGTACCCATAATAACATTATCTTTTGATGTATTACCATTAGCCCATTTCCATCCTGTAATGTTTGTGTAGTATTTACCATTGTACTCTCTGCTTTCTACGTTTACAGATACTTCTACACTATCTCCTTCATTAAATCTTTTAACTGATTCAATAGCTTTATCTCCAAATGCAGTAATACATACTTCTTTCGAATACTCATCAGACTGAGTTATTATTACATCTAGCTTTTGCCATTCATTACCAGCTTTACTTGTTCCACTTTGTAGCTTTAACTTTTTCTTAATTATTCCTTTTACTTCCATTTTTTTTATTTATTTAATTATTACTTATTTTCCAATTAATGTACTTAGTTAATGTATCTCCATCAAAGATTATTTTATCTTTTTCAGGTGCGTAAGGATATTCTCTACCATTACTATGTTTCTTTGTTTTTAATGTTTGAATTGGTAACCTATATAAAAACCTACCAATACCCCAACAAACACAAGCTCTTTTAAAAGCATCAGATGTTTTTCCTTTATCTTTTTCTACATTAGATTCTGATCCTGTGTCTGATTTCCATACCCATTCATTAAGCTTTTGATTCCATATACCTACTTTACAAAAAAGTTTATTGTCTTCTGTATAATATTTACTTTGCCAATTTCCAGCACCTACTACTTCATCTAATAAGTCTTGACAATCTCTTGCGTCTATATAAGCTACACAAGTTGTTTTACCAAATTTTGTTGATTGTACTCTCCACTTATAAGGGAGTTCTTTTTTTAATTCTTTAAATTCCATTTCTTAATTATTTAATTTATTTTCATAACATTCTACACATATAGTCTCATAATCTGATTGGTCTAGTTCTTCATCACATTGTTCACAACAAGGATTAGTACCATTCCATTCAGTAGGATCTACACAATTTTGATTAGTTGATTTTGTATATTCTTCGTAATTCATTATGATACTACTAAATTAGTTATCCATACAATTAAAATTACTGAAGCAATACCTACAATAATATCTGCTAGTAAACTATATTTTTTTTGTTCTTCGTACTTTATTGAACTGATTGCATAATCAGACATAAGGTTCTTATTAAAGAATCTTTTAATTTCTTCTGAGTTAAAAATATGTTCTTGTCTTGTTGTACGATTGATTACTCTAAATTTTGACATCTTAAATAGTTTTGATTAATAATGATACAAAAGTAAGTAAAATAAACGATACTCACAAGTTTATTAATATACTTATTAACAATTTAAGTGTTAAGAAAGGAAATGACTAGATATAAGTAGTATAATTATTATAAGCAAATAAAATGCAAATAATTGCCAGGTTATATCTTTTTTCATTACAAAGGCATTGGTTCTAATATAGGCAAACGACCATTGTCTAATATAACTCCAACAGAAATTATAGGTTTTTTTGTAAAATTCTTAGCATAGTTTGCCGCGTAGCTTGAGCTATCGAATGCTGCACCTAATTGCATAGACCATAATAAATTATCTTTATTTGCGTGATAGATTATGCTAGTTTCTGTATGTATATGACCTTGACATATTTTAGTATTCCAATTAATAGCTCTATTAATAGCTCCATTTCTTCCTGAACTACCTGTTCCGTGTATATACATAACACCATCTTCTAAGAACTTATCTTTCCATATCCAACCAGGAGTACCTAATACATCATTAAAGTCTTTCAACCAAGCTTGTGATAAACCTGAAGATACTAATTTACGACTAATTATAGCGTCGTGATTGCCAATGCAAACAGTTGCTTCTTTCCATTCTTCCCAAAATGGTTTAATTTGTTCTATTGCTAAAGCAAGTTCATCTCCTGCACTTTTTCCATCAGGTGCAATCTCGTGGAAACTCGAGAATGAGTTATCCAAAAGATCACCCGTGAAATGTACAGAATTGCAATTCCATTTTTTATAGATAGCTTTACAATGTTCAAAAAAACCTGGCTCAATAAAGGGTGCGTGTAGATCAGGAATAATTAATTTTCTCCTTTCATCTTTTGCCCTGCTTTCTTTAATTAGTTCTATCTCGTGAGGTTTTAACCTGTAACGATTATTTCTTTGACTTTCCAAAATCTGCGAATGATTGTCCACCTAACATAGCTATTAAACTCCACCAAATTTTAGATACTGATTCTTCATCTACATTTAAAGCATTTGCAATTAAAGGAATAACAATAGATGCTAGTCCTAACCATACCTTCTTAGATGTAAGAAGTTGTGTAATAATGTAATTTTTCATTTTATTTATTTTTAATTATTAATTTAATATTTTCTCCTCCCAAATTTATTATCTCTTTCATTAACAATGA